TTACCCTGTGTCCCGCATCGCCCTTAGTTCATATCCAGGACGACCACAAGGGTTTCGACTGGTTCACTAAGTCCAAGGACGACAGCGAAGGCGGAAACTTCAAATTTGTCATTGCCCAGCAACCCGTTCCAAAGTCCGTGAGAGAGATGGGATTTGACATGATCGAACAGGCATATGAGAAGAAGAACACGCTCGCTCTCAAAGATTTGGGTCCATTCAAAACAGCATCCGGCGAGACGGGTCTGAAGGTTGTCTTCGAGAGGCTTGCGCCCAAACCGAACTCATGGAAGATTCGAGCTTGGTATATGTTCTCCGGGCCTTCCGATACCAAAATCATCTGCACCTTCTCGTCGGGCTCAGGGGACCCGAATGATCTGTCGCTTGCGGATTCGCTGGTTGAGACGTTGACGATCAAGCACTAAGCTGCTTCTCCAGCAGCATCTCCCCCAGAACATCCTTCTCTGACAGCGCCGCGGGATCTTCCCACTCAATAGCAACGTTGCTATCCGAGGCACCTTCGATCTTCAAAGCAAATCTCATTGCGTCTGCCCAGACCTGGCCGAAGGCTGATTGGCGGTCGCGGACCTTGGCGTTAAATCGGGTCTCGTTTTGCTGCAGCGAGACGCCGCTGGCGAAGCCGGTCGACTGCTGAACAAAGTAGTGCAGCGGCGTGCCGGTGACGGAGGCGATGTCGATGCGGAAGGAGTCCTTGACCTTCAAGAATTGCTCGAGGTCCGAGGCGGCAAAATCGCCGAATGTCGCCTGCGGATTCTCGGCGATCCACAGGTGCTCGACGCCGGCCTTGAAAGGAGCAAGCTTTTTGCCCTCATTGTCAAAATCGATCTCGATCCCCGCCGCCCAGCGCTGCCGGTACGCCGAGAACTCCATCGCCACCAGCATGTCGAGCACAGACTTGTTGAGCCCGTCCTGGATCGGAATGGCAGCCTCCAACTCCGAACGCCCGCAATCGCCGATGTCGGCGTTGTTGGCGAAGTGAAATACAGGGACGATGCCGTAGGGATTCGGTAAGACCGAAGGTTCCGAGTTCCGAGTTTCGCGTTTCGAGTTGTCGGCTTTTGACTCGAACTGGGAACTAAAGGGAAGAAATGCCTTGGCATCTGCGATAACAACTTCCGTCTGAGACTTACTGACGTATCGTTCGACGCGGTCGGGGTAAAAGAGATTCACCCGCACGCGCTTGTCGCGCGTCGTCCACCACTTGGCGGCCCAGAGGATGCTCCCGGTGCCTTCGTCGTCGTACTGGACGGTGATGTTCGCGGCACGGTTTGGGAAGAGGGTCGCTCGCCCCGTCGCGTCGGGCCAGACGATCACGTAAGCGTCACCGGAACGCAGAGCCTCTTTGTGCACCTCGCCGCAGCGGAGACCCATGCGGCTGCGGGTCCAGATCTTAGCCGGGGCTGCCCGTCTCGCCGAGCGGAAAAGCTCTGCTTCTCCGTGGTTCGGCATCAGTTGACTTGGGGCTGTGCCCCCGGAGGCGAAGCCTCCTTCTTTAGAAACGGCGTCGGCCGGAAAAGCATCGGTTCTGGCACCCGAGCGTGCCAGTGTGGTGGTAGGCCCACAACCGTTCCGCTCGGCGAGTGTCGTCAATGAGCTAATGCCGGCGATCCGCAGCTTGTCGCGCACCGCGTCGCAGACGACGGGGCAGAGGTTGAGGGCAAATTCGCGAAAGAGATTCCCGAAGGTGTTCTGGAATTTCTCCGTGGCAAACGCGAGGTCGTGGTTACCGTCGTAGTAACGCTGATACTTGCCGTACCGAGTCGCGTTACATCTGAAGTGGTCGAGTGCTGTTTGTAGGTCGTTGTTCATAATTTTTGTAATTGGTCTGAGTCAAGCGCTATGAGTCCCGCCTTCAGGCGGCAACACCGTAGCGATCAGAGCGCATGGGTCTTGTCCGCCTTCGGGGATGACAACGCAGGGCCGCCTAAAGGCGGGACTCATAGCGCAGGTCTGGTTAGTCAAAGGTATGAAGCCCCTTTCGCGTCCTGCCCTCGATCACATTGAACGCCAGGCTCACCGCGTCCACTTGATCGTCATGCCGCCCTCGCGGGAATGAGCAGCATTCGTCGATGAATGCGTCATTCCAGGCCCCGCGAACGAGGACCACTTTGCCGGCCTCGGCAAACGCCTGCCATTGCAAAGCACGCGTCACCTTGTCTGCGATGACGGGAGCAAGTCGAAGACGCGCTCCGTCGGGGCCGAGCTTGCGACGCAGACTTTGATACAGAGCCCGGCCGTGAATGGCGTCCTCGATGTAATGCACGGTGCTGCGTTCGTCGCGGACACGATCGATGACAAACCGCTGCTGCGTCGGAAAATCGGCACGCTTTCTAGATCCGCCGTCGATGTAGTAATTGCCCTCGCGATCCTTGCCTACGCGAAGGCTCGCGGTGTAGTCGGCGGTCGTTTTTTGCGAGATCGCTAGATCATACGCTCGGACCCAAGCGAGACCCTTTGGGGCCTCGTCGACAAACTTTGTAAACCACGACCGCTTGAATTGATCGCCCTCCTTGAGCACGGGACTCTGCTGATAGAGCGCCGCGAATGAGTAATGCCCCATCATTTTGCGGATCTGTTCGAGACGCTTCACAGAGAATCGTTTCGGCCACAACGCCGCACCCTCGCGCCGTCGGAGCAGATCGTTTGGACCAGCAAAAGCCGGGAGACACAATTCGTCCCAGTTGTCGCCCTCGCCGGTACGGGCTGCCTTCAACAGCCGCCCGACTAGATCGTCCTCGTGCCAGCGTGTTTGAATGACGATGACTTGACCCTTTGGCGTGAGCCGCGTGTAGATATCGTCCGTAAACCACTCGTAGGTCTTGTCGCGAAACGCCTCGCTCTCCGCGTCGGCACGGCCCCTGATCGGGTCGTCGATGATCACGAGATCGCCGCCAAAACCGGTAATGCCTGCTCCCACGCCGACAGCTCTAACGCCGCCGCCCTCTCTCGTCTCCCATTCCTCGGCGGCCTTGCGCTCGGACGAAAGGGCGACCTTGTGCTCCTTAACGATCGAGCGGACCTTGCGCGAAAAGCGATTCGCAAGTTTTTGGTTGTAGCTGCCGATGATGATGTTCATCCTTGGATCTCGCTCGAGTCGCCACGCGGCGTAATGTACGGTCACTGTCTCGCTCTTACCATGTCGCGGCGGCATAAAGACCATTAGCCTTTCGCACTCGCCTGACGTTATCTTGTGTAACTCCGCGAATAGCCGCTTGTGATGTTTTGCGTTCCACGACAAATGAGGAGTCGTCGCGCGCGTCCAACGCGGGAAGTCGAGTTTCGAGAGCAACTCGGCGCTCTCTGCGTCTTCCTCCGCGGTCTCTGCGTTGAGACTTTGTGAACGCAGAGACCGCTGAGGCTGGGCAGAGGCCGCGGAGGTGCGCGGCTTGCTCTGTCGTTTTGAGGAGCTCATTCATCGTCCTTTACCCGCCGCTTTCGGTTTATGTAGAGCTGCACCAGCACGTCAACGCTCTTGCCGACCGCGAAGAAAACGATGGGCAGGACGACGGCCGATAGCAGGGGCATCAGGCCGTCGCCGAGTGTGGTGAGAAGGGCCGTGCCGGCACTGACCCAGGCGAGGAGGATGTTTTTGGTGTCGTTCATAATGTGCTGTTGCGAGTGTGATAGTTATTTGATATAGTGCAATGAACGGACGATGAATGGCCGCGCCTATTCCTTTTATCAGGCGGCTCTTACATCGAATCGCCCGTTCACATTTCTAAGGATACGGGAGGTCCGCTCCGAGCGATACGCAGGATGGCAAAGATGGCGAAAAAGGCGTATTTGGCGAAAATATCTTACTTTGACGTACTTGTCCAAAGATGTAGAGCATCGCGAAGCGGAAGCCCCATTTCACAGGCATCCACCCTCAGCAGAGGGGAGTTTTTACCACTCAACACACATGACTACCACGAAACATTTATCAGACTTGTCGCCGCGGACGATGCTCCGGCTGAGTGAGATCGAGCGGCTTATTAGGAAAGATCGATTGATCGTCCCCACACCCTCGCGACGGACACTCATCAGGCTCTGCGACGAAGGCATCTTTGAGACAGCTCCCCGACGTAAGCCGCGTGACCAGTACCTCGTGAGCGAGGAATCGTTTTTAAGGTGGGTCGCAAGTTTGTCTGGGGCAGGCGATTTGGGCTAAAGCCCAAAGACGGTGTGCAGGCGGTGACCGTTCGCTAAAGCGAACGGCAATATTGCTCCATGATGGGTTGGGCTAAACCCATCTGGCATGTTGAATC